GCAGTATCAGCCACTGAATTGATTCCTGAACCGAATTCTATCTCTAGAGTATTGTCTGATCTGAACCTGGAAACGAATCTCCTTGGCACAAAATTCTTTTGAATTATGTACGGTACTTGATTTCGATATTGATTTAGTGATGGATAATTTGCTGCGGTGTTCTCTACCGGAGTTAATATGTAATCCTGTGCCAAGTAAGGAACTTCGTACCACACGTTTCCACTAGAATCTATCGCGTTTACTACGGTTACTATGTTACTATCGTTTATTGTAACTGTAGAAAATCTTTGGGAACTTCCAAAACTAAAGGTCTTGGTCTTTACTTGTCCTGAAATGGCTTGAGCGGATTTTTTTAATAAGTAAGAAGAGGGAACTCCTCCGCCGTTGACTTGATACACGGATACAGTGGTAGGATCGGAAGAAGATGATACAGTAAAATTTATTTTGTCGCCAACAAAAAAGTAAGCGGAGTTGTTTACGTTAGACTTTACTTGCATTCCCTGTTGAATGGTCAGAGCGTAGTTAAAATCTGGTTGCGGCTGTCCGCCGACTGTTTGTGCCGGCACTTGCTGATAAACGTCTAGATTTACTACCGCGGCCGATATTACTTTTGGTCTGTATCCCAACATGTAGGCCATTGTGTACAGATTGTTCTTCTGTTTTGCGTACTGTAAGAAAGTCTCTTGCAATTGATTGTCTAAGTAAAAAGAAAGCACGTCTCCAACGTAGGCTGCCATCTCTATGAACATCGTTCCAGGAGAGGCTTGGCTAAAGTCGTTGTACACCGTTGGGTAATACGACTTAGCGTACTCTATCAAATCAGATTTAAAAGAAGTAAAATTTTTATTTAAGTATCTAACGTCTATCTGATTGGGCATCTTAAATATTTTGTATGTTTATGACAGCAGTATCGTTCTGTCTGGTATTCAATAGCAAGTAAGACAGCGATATAGTGATAGAAGACCTATCAGGGTCTCCTATCAATAATAACTGGGTAACTTGTATATTTGGAAAATACGATTCTATTTGCGAAGTTAACGAAGTTTTTAAGTCGTCCAATGAAGAGTTTGTGATTGGATCGAATAATCTAGATCTCAATCCTGCCCCAAAATTTGGATTGAATGGCCTTTCTCCCCTGTCAGTCAGTAAATAATTTATTAGATTGTATTTGGTCTGCTCTTGAGAAGTATACACAGGAGTGAATGCGTTTGGAGCAGCAAACGGGATCTTTACCCCCAAAGAAGTTGAAGGTTTAAAATCTATTGCCGGTATTTGAACTGCTCCGTATGCCATATTACATTACTCCTTTTGCCATCATTTTTTTCATTAAATCAGTAAAGTCCGGTACTGCATTCACTTGTACCATTTCTATAGCAGAACTTGGCCTCGCTGTTGCTAACATGTCGCTAACGCTTCCAGCTGGAGCTTCGATATTTTGAATGAAGCTCATTGGATCAGCGTCTACGTCCGAAGTAGAAAAAGCCAAGGTGTCCTCTTGAAGCATATCGGCCGCAGTTTCGTTTAACAATTTGCTCATTGCATCGCTTCCGATAAATGGCTTTTGTTGTTGAAATTGCTGCGCAGCGTTGAAAGGGCGTGTGTTTAACGTACCCGGTATAGTTGGTTTTTTGACTTCAGGTTTTGCAGATTCTTGTATTGCGGTTAGGCCCTTTTTCTTCGCAGATTCCAAGAGTCTGTTCTGTTTGGCAAGCGCTTCCATTATCAAAATGGGCATTTCTTCCCTAATTGCATTTTTAACCTCTTCTCTAATGAGAATCCTTAATTTAGCTATAGCGCTTTGTTTTTTTACTTGTGCCATATTGTATAAATATCAATTTGTTTAAAATTATCCGTTTTTTGCTTGAGCAAGATTTTGCTCTAATTGACTTTTTGCTGCGTTCATAGCGCTTCTCACCCTCTGTCGTAATTTTTTGCCGCCTTTTAGATTATTTACAAAAGCATTCAATCCCAATCCCATGTTTTCGTCTAAATTGTCTGGTGAATCCAATCCAGAGTCTATATTTACGTTAAAATCTTGATTTATTGTATCCTCTTGAACGTAACTAAGCGCCTCTTGTATGATAGCGAATTGATTCGCTGTTATAGCGGACTGGGGAACTTTTACTAATCCCTTGGAATTTAATAATAGTTGAACTTCTTCTATTATAATAGTATCGTTGGAAGCGTAAGTGGGTGTTGATTGAGCTACCACTATTCCGTTTGAGTCCAAAGCTATTCCGTATCTCCTTGCTAGACGAATATTTTCTGGGAGAGTCTGCTCCTTTTGTATGGATATAGTGTACCCATAATACTCGCCCATGGCTTTATTTTGCTTGTCTAAATAGTTTTGTACGAATGAATCCAATTCTTTTTTATTAGCCTGTAAATTAGAAATCGCGTTTTTTATATCGTTTACCAAGTCTTCGGGAACGTTGTTACATGCTTCTAAATTTAATAACATTATAGTTAATTTCTCTATCACAATTGCCATATCCAAAGAAATAGTTTGGCAAATAGATATTACCGAATTTAATAAACTATTAAGTGCTTTTAAATCGTCTATCACGTCTTTTACGTAAGAATCTATCTTAGCGTGAATAGACGCAACGGTGGTAGTTATTCCCAAAGTAGAATAAAGCGTGGGAATTGGAAGAGACGTCAAAAATTTTAATACTACCGTAAATAATTTTACCAATACGACTCCTATTTTTACAAAAACTTGAAGGACTTTTGCTATAGAGAGTATCAAGCTGGTTACTTGTTGTATGGCAAAAGCGCTCTGTATCACGCTTCTTATAGCCGGGATTAATTTCGCAGGATCCAGTACTTTATTTAATTTACTAAGATCTTCTTGCAATTTTGGACTTAAAAAACTCAGAGCGGCTGCAGCGGGATTATTTATTGCCTGTATTTTTACGCAAATATTCCTAACTTTGTCTATAAAAAGAATTACTCTTTGCACTGTATCGTTTGGAACGTTTCTTAAATCTGGAGTCTGACTTAAAAATCCTATAGAATTCTGAACAAAATTATTTATTAGCGACATTTCTGGAAAAGCATCCAGTAAATTAGGATCGCTTACAGAATTTGGATTGTTGGGATCGGACAAATTTTGCAATTTACTCACTACGTCATTCACTAATTTACCAAGCGTGGTCTTATTTATTATTTCTCCGTATTTAGAATTGTAATTATCTATTTCTTTTTGTAGATCGTAGGCTGCTTTTTGAACGTTCCATTTTTGAATCTCTAATTTAGATGCATTAGGAGATTGCGGGGGTTTATTGGGATCAAAATTAGATCCAAGATTGTTTGAAAGCTTATTTAATTCGTAAGTCAATACATTACACAAATCTATTGCGGCCAATGTGTCTAATAGGCCAAATATTCCTATATCCGCCAATCTTTCGCTAATTCCATGACTAGAATTATCGTTTGCACCTATGAAGTGTTTGCCGGAAAAAATTACATTTATTTTATTACTAGCCTTATCTAGTGTTTGCGTTATGGATTTTATAAATTTATAAAAGGGCATTTTTTGTATTTAATTCTTTTGTAAGAATACTTTATTAGATCTCACGGAATTATTTATCGCGTTTCTAATAATTGGCAAAGAGTTGTAGAGAGCATCGGCTGGCGTGGCTATATTAGATTCTATTGTAGATAAATCTCCGTATGTCGCGTCTCTTACGCTTGTCACAAATTCTATTAGATTGTCTAGAAGATTCACCAACTGATACACTAGAGAATTTCCTAATATAACCGGTTCTCCAATAGCTTCGGCCTTATTTCCCAATTCTATTTTTGGAGAACTTAAAATAATTTTATCTTTTGCGTCTAAATTTATTGTGTGTTGGCTGGACAGTGAAATAGCTTCATTTCCGAATACAAAAACAGAATCTTTTCCCGCCAATAGAGTCACTCTATCAGAAGTTATGATAGCTTGATTACCCAAATACGGAAATTGAGGTTTATACATTAGGCTTTTTTAGTTGAGTTATTTAAAGTAGACGAGTCCTGTGAAGCAGCGGAAGTAGAATAGTTAGAAATTGTAGGTTGAAAAGACTCTATTACAGTTTGAGATACGGGATCTATGCTAGTTCCAAAGGAGTCTAGAGGAAATTTACTCAATTGATTTATAACAATCTTCTGACCTGCAGTTAGGTACACAGAAGTAGCATCGCTATTTATGTCTTCTACCGTAGTGGCAAATTTATCCAAAGGGAATGACGGTTTTCCCTGACCGTTTCTAATGATGGTTATTGGATCGCCATTGTTTCCCGAGTCTGACCAGTGATTGAATTGTTTCATCGATGGCGTGGTAGATCCGAATCTTATAGATTGACCGAACCTAGACTCTACTATAGTGTCTCCTTCGAAGGGAGTAAGAGATTTTACGTCTTTTTCTGAGAAAGAATACCCCTTTGGCATTTCTGCATTTTGTGCTTGAGATTGTCCCTGATATTCTGGTTTTGCCTTGTACTGTTTTACGAAATCAGAATACTCTTCCATATTTGGAAAAGTATTGTGATTCACAGAATTCCATAGAGCGTAAGGTGGAAAGTAATACAGACGCTGATTATTAAAGTTTTCGTTTAAATCTGGAGAGGGCCCTCTTGTGATAAAGACTATTTCTCCTATGACTGGAAATTGTTTGACCGCGCTGAATATAGGATACGCGGGTTTAGAAACGCTTCCCATCGATATGTTATTGGGGCTATATAAGAACTCAAACTGTATTTTGCCAATGTCTTCGTAACTAACAAAATTGGTGTCTTCGACTATAGGCACTCCACT